ATTATAGCGAACATTACGGCGCATTCTTTAAATGCAAAAGAATATTTTCGCATGATGCATGGGTGTTTAAAAGCCCATTACAATCATTTTCTTGTGATTTCTGTTTAGGCGTACTTGGCTGTGAAGGAGCATTTATAACTCAATTAAAGAAAAATACTAATATTAAAGTACAAAATGGTTATCCTTATATTAGAGCTATACATTGCCATTTATCAAAGCTCAGGACAACAAGTATAAATAAATATAGTGCAGAAAAAATATCTGGTATATATGAGGATATTTACGGTAAGAAGATATCTTTTAAAGATGACAATTTTGATTATAAAAGTGACGATTTTTTTAAAAAATTTAAAGCATATTTATTGAATGAAATAGAAAAATATTCACTTCAAGTTGAAATTGAAAAAACTAATAATATGGAAGAGTTATATACACTAGCGAAAAAATATAAAATTGATCTTCGATATTTACGATTGGTTTTCGTAAAAGACTTTTTCACTTTTTAAGATAATTTTATTATAAGTTTCGTACCATTTTCTTCTTAAAAAAGACGGGTTATCATTAGACAACAGCTCTGCGCCAAAAAATCTATCATGTACAAAAAACTTTTCTTTATAATTTTTTAAAGAAACATTTAAATCTTTATTTAGTTCTATCATCTGCATAGGTTTTATTTCATTAGTCTCTAATATTCTCGTTAAGTGGCCCTGCTCTACAATACTTGTTATATTATGATTTAAGATAGTTTTATATTCATCTGGATATTTTATACTTTCATAACACCAATTTTTAATTAAATTTAAATTTTTACCACCGACGATAGAACAATTATATGTTCTATGGTATAAACCGACGTAATGTGATGCAACATCTCCAAAGGTGAGGTCGACCGTGTTGTAGGCGTCCATTCCTTCGGAGAATTGCCACAGGTCTGAGGATGCAATATCTTCGTGATATTCCTTGTAAGCAACAACTATATCAGGTTTACTATTCTTAAATACATCATGCAATAAAAAAGCATCAAAATCTAAATGAACAAATGGTACATTAAATTCTTCTATAAAATTTAAAATAGAATGAAACTTACTTATAGCCCAAACATTACTTTTATCTAAATCTATTTCTTTTAAAGTAATACCGTCTGGAACTATTTTATCAAACTCGTTTATATATTTTTTGTCAACATATATAATTACATCGCCATATTTTCTTGATAAGGATAAGGTCTTATGTATATTTAATTTATTTAATAAAAACCAATCTTTAAATTTTAATTTATATGGATGAGAAATCACATACTCGCTTTCAAACGGCATAAAAGAATACAAATAGACCATAATATTAATTATAATATATATTTGATAGATTTCAAAATAAATCATGTAATAATTTTTAGGTGTAAATAATAACTGAAAAGCAAATAAAATGATTATATCAACAAAAAGCATAAGGTCTTTGTTTGCTAAGAATGACACGTATCCTGTTCATTTAATTCTTGGAGATCGTGATTATTTTTGTCCAACTGTTAGTTGTTTAGTAAATGATATATCCCCTAAATACATAGAATGGTTAAAATCATTAAATCTAGACCAAAGAACTCCTAAATGGGATTGTGATAATTTTGCAGATAGTTTTAAATTTTTTTGTAATGTTTATCATAAAGAGAAGCTGGATCAAAGTGAAGCAAACGGTATAGGAGTTGGAACTCTTTTCTATCATGCTTATAGACCACAAAAAGCAAAGACCATTTATCATGCAATAAATATTATATTTTGTGATCATGGCTTAAAAGAGGATAATTCCCCACTAGTAAGGCCTATATTCCTTGAGCCACAAAATGGAAGCATATTGACCTTAACAACAGAAGAATTTAATAGTATTCAAGTAGTTTATATATAATTTATATTGACTTAATGTATAGATTTGATTATACTTAAAATATGGTATGTACTATTTTATTACTATTATTTGTTTATGCTTTTAGTTTTATAAAAGAAACTTTAGCAACAGATACAGGTTCTGTTAATAATTCTTATAAATTAAATGCGCCCAAGCCTAATATTTTTTGCCCAGCCCCTCCAAAGTTAAATTTTACTAAAACATATAAACAAATATTATCTGTCGTCCAATATATCAAAAAATTAAATATATTTAAAAGAATATATCAACTTAATGGTATTATAATCATTTCAGTAATAGTACATATTGTTGCACTTTTTATACTCAGCATGATTAAAGTAAAAGAAAAACCAATAGAAATGAATTGGCAAGTACAATTAGTTCCGAGTGAAGAAGAAATTCAAGAAGTAGAAGTAGCAAATATGGCTCCTCCGTTAGAAGAGGAAGGCGATAGCTCTGAACAAGGTGGTAATGAAAATAAAACAGATGATTATGCTCAAAATATACCAATACCAGAAATATCAGATACTATTATAATAAATGCAAACATAAATGCTCCATCACCAATTAAATTTAGTAATAAAACTCATTTAGCAAAAGTAAATTTTAATAGATTTGTAAAAGGCAATTCAGCAGGTAAAGGCAATGGATATGGATTTGGTAATGGCAACGGTTTCGGCGGTAATGGAAATGGAAATGGAGATGGTAAAACTCTATTTGGACAAAAAATTATAGCTAAAAAATTAGGTGTTATTTTAGATATTTCACCTAGCATGGCAATTTACATACCTGAATTAAAATCAGAAATAGAAGCCAATTTTAAAGATGCAAAATTTCAAGAAGTAAATGGATGTGGGATTAGGCAATCAAGCCCAACAACTTATGCAATAGAAAACTTAGCTAATAAAGGGGTAGATGCGATTTATTGGTTTTGTGATCTTCAGGATAATAGAACAAAAGATGGTATGGAAAAAATAAAAAATATACTTAAAGCAAAAGGCATTAGATTGTATGTTAAATCTCTAGACTTTCCTCCTGATGAGGAATTACGAGCTATTATACGCTCTAGCGGAGGAATGTTTTTAAGCGGCCAGTTGAAAACCTTTTCTAAATTTTAAATTCAATTCAAAAGCATTTACAGCTTGTCCGCGATCAAACCTTTTAATAAAATCTGCGCCAGCTTTTGGCATTTTAGCAACAAACATTTTATTATCTATTTTTAAAGTAACATGACTTGGTAGCACAGATACACTACTTATCTTTTTTTTCATTTTACTTTTGATTGCTTTAGCGATAGCGCAGTTTTGAGGATTAGCTTTTTCTCCCTCAAGAATGTTAGTATTGGTTACATTAATTTTATGGTTCATTTGGTCTCCTGTATTTTATAATCATAATTATCACTATCTTCTGTAACCCACTTGGGGCTATTTTCAGATGTATAAATATGAGAGTTTATTTTTCTTTGCAACAATAATTCATTTGTTTTTGTTGCGAAGCTTGGATCGAATACTTTGATTCTATTATTAGGTTGTATTGCGAAATTGCCATTGTCGAGTTTTATAACATGACCAGCTTTATGTTGATCTGGTTTTTGACTAAATCCAAAATTTAATTCATTATAATCACTATGCGCCCAATCAAGAGTAAAAAGATATCTACCCATATATTCCTTACCACTTCTTCCAGTATATTTTACTACTTTATTTTCTAATAAATAAAAAGTTGTTACAGAAATATGATAACTAAAACTATCCCAAAGCTCTAGTTCAGTTAGTTCCATATCTGGTGCATCTTCTTTTGAACAGAAAGCACTTATAGGAGCATGCCACCAAATCCCACCATCTTCCATAAGGAAATTAAAAAGTGGAACTTGACTAGGCAAACTTGTAACCCCAAAAATTAAACATCTGTATTTCTTATCAAAACTATCTTCTTGATTCCTCATATAGTTACCACGCACGTAACATTCAATTGGAGGTATGTTTGCGTTGAGATATGCCACAGTTAATGTATTTACACTAAATTGTGTAAACCATAATATGGATTTATCTATAGAAAATGTCACTTTTTCATCAGAGCATTTAATATTAACTATCCCCAGTATGGCGGTTTTTGATATAGACTCAATAAAACAAGAAGATTTACTTAAAAAATGTAATGATTTTTATATTAAAAATAATTTAAATTTAAGAATATATAAAACAAAAAATGGATATAGAGCTTTTATTACTAATGCAAAATTTGGATTTTCTAATGATAAAAAAACTTTAATAGAATATTGTAAAGAAATCTCTGCAGACACTAAGTATTTAAACATGATGAGTGAAACATATTCAACGGATTTTTCAACACGTATTTCTCCAAAATATTTAAATATAAGTCTTTTCCCATCTTCATTGGATTCTTTTTTTAAAAAATATCAACAATATAAACAAAAAAATGAAGCAATAACATCATATCTTACATCAATTGGCAATGGAGAAGTTTTACAAGACTTTAAAAATTTTATAGATCAACACGACAAAGAAACTAAGGCTTTTAATAAAAATTCTATATTAGTATAATATGTGTAACATTATATGTAAGTCGCATGTCTAAAAAGAACAAGCAAAAAGAAGATAAGTCGGTCCCTGTTCCTCAAAGAGATAAAATTGAAGGTTTCTTAACTATTCGCGAATTACAATGGACAGATAATCAAAAGAAATTTATTCAACTACTTCAAGATAAGAATACTAAAATGGTTTTCTGCAAAGGTCCAGCAGGAACAGCCAAGAGTCTCCTTAGCGTATACGCAGCTTTAAACGCAATTAATAGTAAAAAAATAGGCGAAATATTCTATGTTCGTAATCCTGTAGAAAGTTCTTCTCATAATCTAGGTTTTCTTAAGGGCGATCTTCATAGTAAATTAGATCCTTATCTTCAACCATTAATGGATAAACTCTACGAATTATTACCAAAGAATCAAGTAGAAATGCTCTTAAAGCAAGAACGAGTAAAAGGATTGCCAGTAGGATTTTTAAGAGGCTTAAGTATTAATGCTAGTTATATTATTTGTGACGAAGCGCAAAATTTAAGCATACATGATTTATTATTAATTACTACTAGAATGGGTAGATTTAGCAAATTAATATTAATAGGAGACATCAGACAAGCAGATATCAAAAATAGTGGATTTGAAAAAATATATAATCTTTTCGATGATAAAAAGAGCGCAGATAAAGGTATTCACACATTTAAATTTGGTAGAGAAGATATTATGCGAAATGATATTTTAGCCTATATTATTGAAAAATTCGAAGAATTACACTAATTAAATATTGAAATTTTAATTAATTTTAAGTATAATTAGTATTATGTTAAAATTATATTGTACAGAATGTGGTAGTCCAACTAGTTATTCAGCTTCTAAACCAAAATTTTGCAGTTCATGCGGAACATCCTTTGATAAGCTAGTTGTTAATAAAGTTTTGCTTCAAAAACCAACGGCTGATAAGCCAGTCGCACCTAAGAAGATCTCTCCAAGATTACAAAAAGCAACAAACACACAAGATGAAGATACTGATCCTGACTTTGATGATCCAGAAGATGATATTAATAAAATGCCATCAATTTATAGATTAGATGTTGAAATTGACCAAGGACATGCTGCAGCTCAATCTAAAACTAAAATTGGAGATATTGTTGGTAGCGCAAGAAACTCGCAAAAAAGAGAAAAGATCAAAGGCAAGCCAGCAACAAAAGCAGATCGCAAGAAATTCTTAGAAGATTTTCAAAGAGAAGCTGGATCTATACGTTCCTCACGAGGACGCAAAGATGGCTAAAAAGCCTACCTTTGAGAGTCTAATTGATTCAATAAATTCCGAAATTGTAAAAAGAAAAAATAAGTGGAATTTAACAGCAATTAATTGGATGGATTTTAGCGATGTATCGCAAATCCTGCGAATACATATTTATAAAAAATGGCATCTATATGACCCCAAGAAACCTCTTGCACCTTGGGTTAACAGAATTATCAGCAATCAAATTAAAAATTTAATTAGAAATAATTATAGTAATTTTACGCGTCCTTGCCTTAAATGTGCAGCGGCCGAAGGTGATGATGGTTGTGCGATTTACTCAAGTCAATGTAAAGCTTGTCCACTTTATGCAAATTGGGAAAAGAGTAAAAAGAATGCACACGATACAAAATTAACTCTTAGTATAGAAAATCATCATCAAGAAATTAACGATAAGCCAACAGATAATTTTAATATGGAAAAAACCGCAGAGAATATTCATACTAAAATGCAAAAAGTTTTAAAACCAATTGAATGGAAAGTATATCAGCATTTATATATCGAAGGTAAAGATGAAGAGCAAACAGCAAAACTAATGGGATACAGAACAAGTGAAAAGAATAGAATTGCAGGATACAAACAAATCAAAAATATTAAAAAGATTATTATAATAAAAGTTAAAAAGCATCTTTACAATGGAGACATAGATATCCACTAATATGAGCGAAAATTTACCACAATTAACAGAAGAGCAGCAATTAAAACTATTAAATGAATGGAATAATCGTCCAGATAATCCACCATCATTAGTTGAATTGGTTAAGTTAGCTTTTGATAGAGATGATCTTGATGGCAGAAGCAAAGAAGGCAAAGCTGTTAAAGAATTTTTAGCTTCCAGATCTATTAAGCCAAGAAAGAGTCACGAATACCAAGCGAAAGGTCTTAAAGAACTAGATAACGATCAAAAAGAATATATTAGTAATAATTGCCACACAATGACTGGATTAGAAATGGCAAAAATTTTATTTAAAAATGAAACATTAACAAATTTATGTCAAGAAACAAGAAGCGTTCTTGAATACATGAAGATTATACCAAGTAATATAAAATTTAATAATAATGAAAATGAAGAAGTTGTGAATGGAATTTATAAACCACCTCGCAGCGAAGAAAGAACTATAGCTAAAATTAATAAATACGTTATGGATGGAATTGATAAAACAAAAATAACCCATGCGCAAAAAAGAGAAACTAATGCGCTTATTGGTTATATGAATACTCATCGTTTCATTCATCAAATTAATCTTTACGACAATGAACCAGACAGAGAATTATTCGAAAGTAGTTTTATAAGATATACATACAATAAAGGAGATTTAACTCAAGAAGAAGTTGATCAATATATTGTACTTTGCACAGAAGTATTAATATCCTCTAATATTCAACAAACAATTACTGTGTTACAAGATCAAATTGATATGGCTATCCAAGAAGATGGTAAGATTCCAATGGCTCTAGTAGAAGCAAGTAATACCGCTCGTAAAGAATATAATGATTGCGTCAATCGTCAGCAAAAATTAAATAATGATCTTAAAGTAAAGCGTAGAGAAAGACTTAGCAAACAAGTTAAAGAAACAGCTTCAGTTATTAATCTTGTACAAATGTGGAAAGAAGAAGAGAGTAGGGCAAAGCTATTGAAAATGGCAGAGATGAGAAAGCAAGTTGTAGAAAAAGAAATTGATCGACTATCTACTATGGAAGAAGTTAAGTGCAAAATATTAGGAATCTCTAGAGACGAAATATTGAACGGATAATTTATGCCAGTTATATGTAAAGTTGATGGTAAAGAATTTAAAGATGATAAAGCTCTTCATATGGCTTTAAAAGGATATGGTCTTAATAAAGTTAAATACTATCAAAAGTATTTTGAGCGTAGAGATTTATTAACCAACGAGTTAATTAATTTTAAAACAAAAGAGCAATATTTAAATAGCGATTTTAATGATAAGAACAACATGAAGAAATGGCTCAAGGCTCAAACTGCAGAGAAAGCTCAAGAGTATTGCAAAGAATTATTAATCAAAAGAAAACAAGTTAAAAATCTTACGTATTCACCAACTCAAGTCGAGCTTAGAACAATCATGGCGCCATCTATTATATTTTATAATACTATATTTAAAGATTATTATGATATTTGTTCATCTATTGGTTTAGAGAATAAATTCATTCATCCTAATCTTGTAGGAGATCATTTCAAGAATAAATTAACAAATAAAGATACAATCTATGTTGATACTCGCGAGCAAAGCTGGCTTAAATTCAATACACCTTTTGAAATTAAGACTCTTGGATTTGGAGATTACGCTTGCTCAAATGATAATTGTGGATGTTTTATAGAAAGAAAAAGTCTTAGCGATTTTATTAGTACTCTTAGCGTCAAAAATTTTGATAGATTTAAAAATGAAATCGAGAAAGCTAAAAAGAATAACTCTTATATCATTGTTATGGTCGAAGAAAAGTTAACAAGCGCTTTAAGTTTCCAATATCTTCCTCATATTAGTAAAAAAATAAAAGCAACACCAGAATATATATTTCATAATGTGCGAGAGCTTCTGCAAACATATGATAATTTACAATTTCTATTTGTTGATGGTCGAAGAGAGATGACTAGAATAATTGAATCTATTTTTGCAAGTAATTGTTTTTATAAGAAGATAGATCTTCAATTAGCCTATGATATGAAAATCTTATGATATATTGTCCAGATAAATATCTAAGAGAAGTCAAGGATGTTAATGCTGAGTTGTCTCAGCTTAAGGGGTTTCTTAATGACAAAGAGGCTAAAATTAGTCTTGCAAAATTCTTAAGAGCTAATCTTGGATTCTCTACTGAATTAATTAGTGGAGTAAAACTTGCACCATATCAAGAGATTCATCTTAAAGCAATGATGAATAGAAACTTTAATATGTGTGTGTTTGGTCGTGGTTGCGGCAAGTCTTTTATGGGCGCAGTATTTTGTTTTCTTCAATGCGTATTTGAACCTAACACAAAGATTCTTATAGCTGGTCCAACATTCAGAACAGCAAGATTTATTTTTAATAATCTTGAAAAGATTGTAGAAAGTCCCGGAGCAGAATTATTATCTCAATGCTTTGGAGTTAAAGCTAAAAGAAATGATCAATTTGAATGGCAGATAAATGGTGGAAGTATTGTAGCTATTCCTCTTAACGGAGAAAAGATTCGAGGTTTCCGCGCTAACATTCTTGTTCTTGACGAGTTTCTTTTGCTTCCAGAAGAAATTATTAAAAACGTTTTGATGCCATTCTTAGTAGCCCCACAAAATATGAAAGAGCGAATGGAGATTCGTGAGTTTGAAGATAAGTTAATATCAGAAGGACTCATGCAAGAAAAAGATAGAATGGTATTCGAAAATACAAGCAAGATGATTGCTCTTTCATCTGCGAGCTATACATTTGAAAATCTTTATAAAACTTATAATGAATGGTGTGAGAAAATTAATAGTCCAGAAAGAGGTGAAGCTACATACTTTGTAAGTCAATTAAGTTACGAAGCTCTTCCAGAAGAAATGATTGATAAAACAATTATTGAAGAAGCTCAAGCTGGCGGATCAAGTCATAGTGGATTCTTACGAGAATATTGCGCGCAATTCACAGATGGTAGTGATAGTTATTTTAATGCAAAGAAGATGGAAGAATGTACATTAAAAACTGGAGAATCACCTCATACTTTAATGAAGGGCGACGCTAAGAAAAAATATATTCTAGGAATTGATCCTAATATGAGTGATAGTCCTAATGCGGATTATTTTGCTATGGCAGTTATGGAATTAGACGAAGAAAAAGGTCAAGGTATTTTAGTTCATACTTACGCAGGTCTTGGTAATTTAAAAAATCACGTTAATTATCTTTATTATATTTTAACTAATTTTAATATTGTATTTATGGTTCTTGATAATGCGGGTGCGGATACATTTTTATCTGCATGCAATCAATCTACTTTATTTAAAAATAATAGATTAGAAATTAAAACACTAGATATAGACTCAGAGTTAGAAGGCGTAGATTATGATTTAATGATTAAAAATGCTAAAAATAAATATAATTTAGATGATAAAAGAATAGCTTTTAATCAAGTATTCACAAGCACGTTTATTCGTAAAGCAAATGAATATCTACAAGCTTGTATTGATTATAAAAGAGTATGGTTTGCAAGTAGAACAGCTTCAGATGAAACCTCATTTAATCAAACAGTAGGCTTAAATTTACCATTAGATTTAATGAAAGTAGATGATAAGAAGGATTGGACAGTTTTAGACTTTATTGAAAATCAAGACGACTTTATCTATCAGACGAAAAAACAATGTGTATTAATTGAACATTCAGCTACTAGCCGTGGTACTCAAAGTTTCGATTTACCTCAACATTTAAAAAGAAGCGCATCAGCAAATAAGGCCAGAAAAGACAATTATTCAGCATTTATGTTAGCAAATTGGGCAATAAAGTGCTATAATGATATGATGACAGTTCAAACCGTACAGGCAGAAGCTACTTTTTCGCCTATTATGATCAGATAATGTGTAATATTTAGGAATAAAAATGGCTAAAAAATCTAAAAAAGAAGAAAAAATCGTAAAAAGTGAAGAAATCCAACCTCTAATGGTAGCAGATGCCTCTACCTACGAGACCAAAGCTGCAGCTTACGGGTCAGATTCTGGAGATTCCTCTCATACTCAAACTAGAAGAAATGCATCAGCTGATATTATTAGAACAGATAGATATAGGAATATTGATAGTGGGTTAATTCCTTTTAGATATTCAACTGGCATATCAAATAGCTCTAATATGAATGTCCGTGACGCGGTCATTCTTTGTCAAAAATGCTATTATAACTTTGCAGTATTTAGAAACACTATTGATTTAATGACAGAATTTTCTTGTAGTAATATTTATTTTAAAGGTGGAAGTCAAAAAAGCAGAGATTTCTTTAGTGCATGGTTAAAGAAAATAAATATATTTGATTTACTTGATCAATTTTTCCGTGAATATTATCGAAGTGGTAATGTATTTATTTATCGTTTTGATACAAAAATTAAGCCAGAAGATGTTAATAGAATCACTCAAACTTTTGGATTATCTGCAAAAGCTGCGGATGTTATGTTGCCAGCAAGATATAATATTATTAATCCTGCTGACGTTCAACTTGGCGGAACAATTAATTTTTCAGTAGGAAGATATTATAAAATCTTAACAGATTACGAATTAGAAAGATTAAAAGCCCCAAAGACTCCAGAAGATAAAGAAGTTTTAGAGAGTTTACCGCCAGAAACACAAAAACTTATTACAAAAACTAGAGTTGGCATTTTAACTCTACCATTAGATCGCGATAGACTTTGCGCTGTATTTTATAAGAAACAAGATTACGAGCCATTTGCAGTTCCAATGGGATTCCCAGTTCTTGAAGATATTAACTGGAAAGCAGAAATGAAAAAGATGGATATGTCTATTGCTCGCACAATGCAACAAATAGTTCTATTAGTAACAATGGGAACTGATCCAGATAAAGGTGGAGTTAATCAAAAGAATCTTGAAGCGATGCAAAACTTATTCACAAATCAAAGTGTTGGTCGCGTTCTTATTGCAGATTATACAACAAAAGCTCAATTTGTTATTCCAGAAATCGGCAACTTAATGGGACCAGAAAAATATGAAGTTGTAGATAGAGATATTTTAGTTGGTTTAAATAATATTCTAATTGGAAATGATAAATTCGCTAATGGAAGCATGAAGGTGCAAGTCTTTATTGAAAGACTCAAACAATCTAGAGAATCTTTCTTAAATAATTTCTTGTATCCAGAAATTAGAAGAATTAGTAGAGATCTCGGATTCAAAAATTATCCAACTCCATTCTTCGAAGATATTGATCTTAAAGATGATGTTCAATATTCTAGAATTTTTACAAGATTAATGGAACTCGGCATCTTAACTCCAGAAGAGGGTCTCGCTGCAATTGAATCTGGAAAACTTCCACAAACGGAAGAGTCAATTGCGTCTCAAGAAAAATTTAGAGAATTAAAAGATCAAGGCCTCTATCAACCACTAATTGGTGGAGCTAAAATGGGATCAGAACCCGGAAGACCATCTGGATCAACTGGAATTCCACAAAGCACAAAAAATATTAATCCAAAAGGTCAAGGCAAACAATCTAAAGCCTCACTATTTAATATAGAGAAAATTAAAGATAATTTTGTTCTTGCCTCAAGATTGCAAGAAAAAGTAGAAGCATCTTTGAGAGAAAAACATTCTCTCCGTAAACTATCTAAACAACAAAAAGAAGTTGCATTTGAAATAGTAAAAATTATTGCTTCAAATGAAAATCCAGAAGTTTGGGATTCAGTTGTAAATGAATATGTAAAAAATCCTAAAGATAAAAATCTTGATAAAATTTCTGATATTGAAAGTATAGCTGTAGAGCATGGCTTAGACACTTATGTTGCTAGTATTCTTTATCATAGTAAAAAATCTGAGGATATAAAAAATGGCTGATAATTTAATTCGCGCAAAACAAATTAATCAAGCTGATCTTTCTGGCGCAGTCCAAAATGTTATTGCATCTAATCAATATCAAATAACATATGGCGGTGGCACAGGAATTAATATTAATGATGTTGGTCAAATAGTAGTAAGTGGAACAAATGTTTATTTAATTGATAGTACTTTTAATGTTAGTGGCACTGGCGTATTTAATGCTTTAGATTTAAATAATATTGATAATCTTAATCTTTCTGGAGTAGACATAAGTATAACAAGTGGCAATGTATTTTTAACAAATCCACTTAGCGCACCCAATCTTGTTTATAATACTGGCAATCAAACTATTTCTGGAATAAAGATATTTGTAAGTTCTGGAGTATTTTCTCTTTCTGGCGCATTAGCTTCTGGATTACCAAATAATCCATTATCAGTTGTAGGAAGTGGAAATACTTATCTTCAACTTAATATTCAAAATACAGCAACTGGAGTTAATGCTTCAGCAGATTTAGTTATAACAGCTAATAATGGAAATGATAGTAGCAATTTTATTAACCTTGGAATTAATAATGTCGGATATAATGATCCAACATTTACTAATGGAAGTGGTCTGGATGGATATTTATTTATAGATGGTGGAAATTTAGATATTGGAACAAGAACAGCCGGAAGAGCTATAGAATTTCACGCTGGAGGAACTACGGCTGGAAGCACAATCGCTAGAATTACATCTTCTGGAGTAAATATTGTTACCGGAAATCTAACTACAAATAGAATTAACAGTAGTTTTGATTATATGAGAAATCCATTGAATTTCTATTTTGATGGAGGAATTAAAACTGGTAGAATAAATATTTTAACTGGAATAGCTCCATTCTCTAGACAAGTTTATTCTGGCAACCTTGGAATTTTAAATAATCCAAATGAAACTATGATTCTTTTTTCAACTACTGGAA